TGCCCGCGCCAATGCTGCAACGCCGCAATTCAACCAAGGCCGGGTGTTCCTGCCGCGCTGGCATCCACTGACCCCGGTGATCGTGAACCAGCTGATGAAGTTCCCTGGCGCCAACTACGACGACCAAGTGGACGCCGCCACGCAGACGGTGAACTACGTGCAGGGCACTGGCCCCATCCGCATCGGCACGGCTTACACTGGCTACGGCACCGCCCCGCCGGAGCCGAACCCCTACGACCAACCCAAGCCCCGCGCGCGGCTGATCCCGCGTGGCGGGGGATTCAGGTAACCACCGCATGACCGATCGACAGCCACCCGACGCCTTCTGCTGCGGCGCCTGCAGCTGGTTCCAGGCAACCCTGAGCCACTTGTCTTCCGGCCTCGCCGCCACCGGCTACTGCCGCCGCCACGCCCCCGCGCACAACGGCTTCCCGGCGGTGTTCGCCGATGGCTGGTGCGGGGACTTCACTCCTGACGGCACCGGCGCCACCGACGCCAGCGACGCCCTGGCCGCCAGCGATGCACTGGCGGACATGATGCCCGACCTCCAGACCACGATCAACGATCTTGTCGGGGAGACGCAGTGGCTCAACGGGGGGCTGGACAAGATGACCGAGCGCTGCACCGAGCTGACCGAAGCCAACGCCCGCCACATCACCCGCATCGCCCAGCTGGAGCACGAGGCCAGGGTGATGCGCGAGGAGCTGGAGGAGTCGGGCCGGGAGGAGCGGAGCGACAGCCAGTCCGGCCGTATCGCCCGGTTGGAGGATGGGCTGCGGGAGACGGCGGAGCTTGCCTTGAGCGAGATTAAAGAGCGCCAAGCTCAGTTGGCTCTAACGGTCGTTACCGCGGCGAACGCTCAAGAGCAGTTTGCCAAGGAACGCGAGGTTTTGCGCCAATCCCTCCACCTCGCTGGCCAGGAAGCACAGATCAACGACCTGCTTCACCGCTGCGGCGTAACCCTTCCCACCCAGGAGTGCACCGAATGACCCCCGCCCAACTCCAAGCCCGCCGCCAGTCCTACCTGGAGGCCCTCTACCGCCGCTCCGGCCGGCACCGCCGCGATCACCCCATGCACAGCCTCTACACCGGCCTCCTGCAGGCCCGTGCGGCGGAGCTGGTGGAGTTCGACGTGCTGGTGACGGTGGGGGAGGTCACCCCGTGACTGCACCCATCGGTGGCCCCGCGCCCGATGGCGTCACCTGGGCGCCGCCCGACCCGCGGGAATCGTTCACCACGTCCCCGGACGGGAGGATCGTTCCGTTGCTGCCGTCGGTCCCGCCCACAGATCACGGACTCCGCTCTGAGCTGGCTGCCGCCCAGCGTCAAATCCAGTCACTCAAGGCTGAGCTCGGCATCATGTCCAACGCCTATCACGCCCTCTCGAAGCATGCCGATGAGGCCAGGATCCGAGAGCGGCTGGAGGCCAAGGAACTGGAGGTCACGCGCTTGGAGCTGGACCTGGCCAAGGCGCGGTCTGAGCTGGAGACCCTCTCTGCTGCTTACAGCGACCTGATCGATCCGCCCGGCAAGCCTCCAAACCTGATCGATCGCGCCCGCATGGCCTGGGCGGTGCTGATCGGCGCCCGCACCTTGCCGCCCGCCACCCCATGACCGCATTCCCCCCGCCCACAGCCATCAGCGAGCGGCTCATCGCCCAGAACCTTGGCCTCGCCCGCAAGCAGGCCAGTTACTACTACTGCAAAACCGGCCAGCCCTACGACGATCTGGAGGCCATCGCCTACCTGGGGCTGATCCGTGGCTGCCGTCGGTACGACCCGGAGAAGATCAACCCGAGGTCGGGGCAGCCTTACGCGCTGTCTACGATCGTGGTGCCGTTCATCTCCGGCGAGATCCTGCACTGGTTCAGGGATAAGGGGTATTCAATCAACTTCCCGTACAAGTGGCGCGAGAAGTGGGGGAAGGTGCGCCGGTTGATGGCCGATCCGGACCTCAGCGCTCAGGATGTGGCCGAGCAATCTGGCATGAGCCTTGAGGAGATCGAAGAGATGCTGGCCGCCATGACCGCCAACGCGAACCTCGATGACCTCCACGGCGCTGATGCCGTGCATGACCCGGAGGTGTCGATCTGCGCCGTTGCGCCGTTGCTGGCGCTGATCCGCAGGGCCTGGGACGTCATGCACGCCGGCGACGCTGCCCAGGTGATCGCATGGTGGGCGAACCCGCGGAAGCTGGCCTACCCCAGCGGGCCGCTGCAGCAGTTCCACAACCGACTGAGGCACCTCCTCCGGGGCCAGACCCTCAGCCAGGTGCTGCAGCTGTCGCTGTCACTGGAGGTGCAACCGCAGCCGGTTCAGCCCCGCCCGAAGCCACCGCGTCGCCGCAGGAACCGCGCCGAGCTGGATGCAGCGGTGGTGCAGTTGGGGTTGGTGGCGGGGTGAGGGTTACCATGGATCGGACCACCGCCATTACCACCACATCACCGCAAATATGAAATCACGGCAATCACGAGAGCAAGCCCTCTTGGCTGAAGTCGAAGAGCTTGACTTGCAAATTATGCGGGCCTCTGTTCTTGCGGCTTCTGTTCAGTGCGAAGACGCTCGCATTCAACGGCTGATCCTTTGTGTCTTGGAGTCGAAGGACGGTAGCGAGAACCCCATGCTTGAGCGCATGCGCCAACAACTGAACCAACTCACAGCCCACACCATTATGACGGGTCAGCAGATCGTGAGTGACTGCCTGGCAGGCCCCGACGATCCCCGAGGCCGAACGGTGGCGGGGTGATGGCCCGGCCGCGGCCCCCAGTAGCCTGAGCACGCCACTGCACACATCGCCATGCCATCACCCACCGCGCTCGCTCTCTTCATCTCCCCGATCGCCCTGATCGTCGCGGTTCAGGGCCGGGGGGATCCCAAGTGGCAGCTCATCGCCGAACTGGGCGCCACCCTCCTTGTCGGCGCCGTCGTTGGTTTTGTGCGGGCTGGATGGATCCAGTAGCCTGCGCGCAGCCACACCCCACCATGCCCACCGAACCCACCATCACGATCGTCCGCGACAGCGCTGGCCGTGAGCTGAACTGCCACCTTGAGCAACGGCTGCAGATCGATGGCACCGACTACGGGTTGCTGACGCCTGTTGATGTTCCCGTTGTGCTGGCCAGTGTCGATGACGACGGCGTGGCCTGCGAGGTCGATGATCCCTACGCGGCCGAGCCGATCCTTCGCGCGGCTGATGCGGAGCTGGAGGGGTTCGACCTTGCCCTGATCCGCTCCGCTGGCATGCTGACCGTGAGGGGTGAACTGGGGGAGGCCGACGAGGCGGATGAGCCCGACGAACCCGACGAGGGCAGCTACGAGTTGCTGATCTCGCTTGATGCCAACGGCGAACGATTCGGCCTCTACATCCCCGTGGATCCGCTCATCGTGGTCGCCCGCCTGCATGGCGAGACCGCCACGCTGGTAGAGGGCGAGGAGTTCGAGCGCGTCAGGCAGGAGCTGGGTGAGCCGGCAGCCCCGGCCAGCGACGCGCCCCCGCCCGCCACCCTCCGGATCTCCCTGCGCCTCAGCCCGATGCTCCGCGTCCGCATCTGGCTGGCAACGGCCCTGGTGCGGCTGGCTTCTCGATTGGTGGGGGTGGGGTTGCGGGCTGAGCCCCGGCCCTGACCAGTTGGCCCTGACTCGCCAGCCCTGACCCCGCCGGAAAGCTCAGTTAGACCCCCGGCCCGAGCGCGTGGCAACGAGAGCCACCAATCCCAAGTTGCCCTCCTACGTCCATCCGGTGCTGCGCGAGCACCTACCGGATCTAGAGCGGGCGTTTGATGCCTACCGGCGCTTGCGGGGCGAAGGCGTCAAAGAAAAGTACCTGCCGCAGGAGCACAAAGAACCGCTTGATGCGTATCAGTCACGACTGAACCGGTCGGTATTTGCAGACTTCTTTTACGACAGCATCAACGCCTTCACCGGCATTCTGTCGAAGTTCTCGCTCAGCTTGCCGCCGCCGTCGATGGAGGCAGCGGTTGACAACATCGACCGCGAGGGCAACAGCCTCACGGCTTGGTTTCAACGCGCCGATGGCCGGATGCTCCGTGATGGCGGGGTCGTGCTGCGGGTTGAGATGCCACCGGGCCGTTCCGCCAACGCGGCAGAGGAGGTGCTGAGCGGCAGGCGCCCCTACCTGGTGGCCGACAATCGCGCGCGGGTCATCAACTGGCGCACCGAGCAGACGGACGGGATCGAACAGCTGCTGTGGGTGATCATTCAGGAGGAATCCGAAGCACCGGATGGTGACTTTGGCATCAAGCCGGTCACCCGTTACCGCCAGATCGGTCGTGGATGGTGGAAGCTCTGGGAGATCGACAAAGACGCGGTAGGCGAAGATCAGGCATGGGAAGTCGACAACGGCGAGTACCTCAACTTCAACGGTGATCCCATGCCGATCGTCCCCGTGGTCTGGTACCGCGCAGACGAGGGCACCGGGTTCGGCACCGGGGAGCTCCCGCTGCGGCAGGTGGTTGAGCACTGCATTGAGCACTTCCTGGCCCGCAGCGACCTCGGGGAGAAGCGCCACAGGTGCTCCATGCCCGTGCCCTGGGTGCGCGGCAGGATGCCCGGCCCGCCGATGCCTGACGGCAGCCCCTACATGGCACCGCTGGTGCTGGGCCCGAACACCTTCATCGAGCTGCAGGAGAACGGCGCCTTCGGGTTTGAGGAGCCGTCGGCCTCCAGCCTCGCCGATCAGCGGCAGGGTGTGCTGGATGTGGAGCAGCTGATCTCCCGCCAGACGCTGGGGTTCCTGTGGGGTGACTCTGGCGGCACCAAGACTGCCACACAGGCCGGCCTGGAGGGTGCGCAGACGGAATCGGTCATCGAGCGACTGGCGAGCCGTAAGAGCTCCGCCATGCAGCGGTTGATGGAGATCTGGGTGATGTACACCGGCGAGACACTGGAGCCTGGCGCGGGCCTGTCGATGAGCTCCACCCTGTTTGAGCGGCCGATGGAAGCGGCTGACGTGGCGGAGCTGCAGAAGCTGGCCGGTGGCGTGGAGTTGATCAGCCAGCGGTCCGCGATTGAGGAGCTGCAACGCCGCGGGAAGCTCCGGGTGACCACCTCTGTCGATGATGAGCTGCAGCGGCTGGTAGACGAGACACCTGAGCCGGCGGAGGAGCCCGATCGGAACGATCTGGGCGGCGTGGCCGAACCGGAGCCGGAGCCGGAAACCTGAGGAGTCCCACCGAATCCCCACCCATGGACGCCTACCAAGCCATCACCAGCGCAATTGAGGGCCTCGAAGACTGCTCAGCGATGGAGGTGATCGGTGCGCTGGAGCTGGTGAAAGCCGAGCTGCTGCTCACCGTGATCACCGCTGAGGATGAAGACGCCGAGAATGAAGACGCCGAGGGTGACGGCGTTGTGGGCGAGTGACCCAAACCCCCGGTTCACCCCCCGGCCCCGGCAGCAGCCCGCCACCGGCACCCCGCCGGATGGTGGGCCTTGCTGACGACTACGCCCGCGCGCTCGACGAGATCGAGGCTCGCGCGGGTCAGAACACCATCGCCACCATCCGCCGCAGCCTGCAGGGTGTCCTGACCGATCTGCGGCGCCACTACACCGCCTACACCGAGGCACTGGGCCCCCAGGGGTACGACCCCGCCAGGAACGCCATCCGCCGGCCGGGGGAGTACTCGGCGCTGGAGGCCACCGCGAAGTACCGGGCGATCATCGCCGACGCGCAGCAATTCCTCTCCGATCTGGAGCTCGAGGCCTGGCGGGTGCGGTATGAGTCCGATCTGCGCGAGGCGGCCCGGCTGGGTGGTGAGCTGGGCCTGCAGCTGCAGCAGCTCGTGGGCGCCCCTGCTGCCGCTGCCACCGCGGCGCCGCTGGCGTTCACCGGGGCAGACCCGGCCGCGATCCGGGCTGCATCGACCACCGTCAGCGCGCTGATCCGTGGCGAGTCGGTTCGGTTCCGGGATCAGCTGATCCAGATCGTCGGCGAAGGCGCAACCCGCGGGTGGGGCCCCAGTCGACTGGAGCTGCAGATCCGCCGGGCGCTGCGGGGCGCGAAGGATCCAAACGGGATCACGCAGCGGCTGGGACTCGAGCAGCGCGCATCGCTGATCGCCCGGAGCGAGCTGGCGGCCGTGTACGCCCAGGGTGCGCTGGCCAGGGCCAGGGAGCGCGGCGACGCCTACGTGCGGGTGCTGGCGTCGAATGATGAGCGGGTCTGCCCGACGTGTGCGGCGCGGAATGGCCGCGTGTACCCGGTGGATCGGGTGATACTGCCGTTTCACCCCCGGTGCAGGTGCGTCGCCGCTC